CCACCTCAAAGATTTAGAGTTCAGTCCAAAAACTATTTCCTCACTTATCCTCGTTGCACTATACCGAAAGAAGAAGCTCTTTCGCAACTTCAAAAGATTCATACAACGACGAATAAGAAATTCATCAAGGTCTGTGAGGAACGTCACGATAATGGTGAACCCCATCTTCATGCGCTTATTCAGTTCGAAGGTAAATTCATCTGCACAAATAAAAGATTGTTCGACCTGGTATCCACAACCAGGTCAGCACATTTCCATCCGAACATTCAGGGAGCTAAATCAAGTTCCGACGTCAAAGAATACATCGACAAAGATGGAGTCACAATCGAATGGGGACAATTCCAAGTCGACGGCAGATCTGCAAGAGGAGGTCAGCAGTCTGCCAACGACTCATACGCAAAGGCATTAAACGCAGATTCAATTGAATCTGCCTTGACAATATTGAAGGAAGAACAACCGAAAGATTACGTCCTTCAAAATCACAACATCCGTTCTAATCTCGAACGGATCTTCTTCAAAGTGCCGGAACCATGGGTTCCTCCATTTCCGTTGTCATCATTCGTCAATATTCCGGTTGTTATGCAAGACTGGGTTGACGACTATTTCGGAAGGGGTTCCGCTGCGCGGCCAGAAAGACCTATTAGTATCATCGTCGAAGGTGATTCACGAACTGGAAAGACAATGTGGGCTCGTGCATTAGGCCCACATAATTATTTGAGCGGTCATTTGGACTTTAATTCACGTGTCTATTCCAACTCAGTGGAATACAACGTCATTGATGACATAAGCCCCAATTATTTGAAGTTAAAGCACTGGAAAGAGCTAATTGGGGCACAAAAGGACTGGCAATCCAACTGTAAATATGGAAAGCCGGTTCAAATTAAAGGAGGAATACCATCAATCGTGCTGTGCAATCCAGGTGAGGGTTCCAGTTATAAAGACTTCCTCAACAAAGAGGAAAACCGAGCTTTACACAACTGGACCATTCATAATGCGATCTTCGTCACCCTCACAGCCCCCCTCTATCAAAGCACAGCACAGGATTGCCAAACATAAAGCCATTCGTCGACGACGCATTGACTTGAACTGCGGCTGTTCCATATTTTACCATATCAAGTGCGCAGATCATGGATTCACGCACAGGGGAGAACATCACTGCGCATCAGGCAGAGAATTCCGTTTTTATTTGGGAGGTACCAAATCCCCTTTATTTCAAGATCATGCGGGTGGAAGATCCAGCATACACACGGACAAGGATATACCACATCCAAGTCAGGTTCAATCACAACCTCAGGAAAGCACTGGATCTCCACAAAGCATTCCTGAACTTCCAAGTCTGGACGACATCGATTCAAGCTTCTGGGACGACATATTTAAATAGATTTAGACTCTTAGTTTTATTGTATTTACATAGGTTAGGCGTAATAGGAATAAACAATGTCATTCGAGCTGTTCAGTTCGCAACAAACAAATCATATGTAAATACTGTACTTGAGAATCATGATATAAAATATAAATTTTATTAATTGGTTATCGAATCATAGAAATAGATCCGAATTTTCAATGTCGCATATACAGGATTAGAGGCATGTGTACATGCCATATACAACAATAACGCATTCTCCGTATGATTCTCGTATTTTCCTGCTTCCTGGTGGTTATAGACGACATGGTTGTTCACCTTCCAAAAACGCCTTACCAAGGCTTGCTCGTTGCTTGCATATTGACCACCAGACACCTTTGCATTGAACCTATGCATAACTTGATAACGATCACGAAGATCGTTCTTGACCGTAGCAGTACTAGGTTCATTGTCAAACATGTTAAAAACTTGACCAAAATCCATAGGGGTTCCATATGGTCTACGGTCACGGACCAACCAAAAAATGACACTATTGGTATGGTTCTTAAGCATGATGTTTTCATCCATCCATATCTTACCTAAAATATACACAGACTTCACACAAAAACGTTTACCAACACGATGGGTAATACCATTCCCACGTGTGATATCGGATATACACATAACCTTACCAACATGAGATATATCATGGCGTTGTTCATATGATTGGACCTTGCAAGGTCCTTCACATCCCTTTGGCACATCTGGGCTTTTGTACATCCGATATATCCTTGGCTTTCTATACATGGGCCTGTTGACCCATGCATTGGCCTTGTTGGATTTTGAGCCCATTCCACCACTTGGAGAATAATTGCCAGAACGGGAAACCTTGGAGGTTCCCGCCATATGACGCCACGGCGCATCACGCTTAGGCATTCTGGACTTACACATGGAATGGGCATACATTTAATTTAAATTTATAAACGAAGGTAAAACTTAGTCGCCAAGTTTTACACAAATATCTAAGCTTCTCACATGCAAAAGCATTGGTCAGTCAAAAATAGACATCTTTAATTTAAATTAAAGCACCACGTGGAGCAGTACGGATATAAAGGGGCGCGGGCGGCCATCCGGTAATATTATATCGGATGGCCGCCACGTGTATGGATGTGATAATTCAAGAGATTGAGGGTTCTAGTATATATTGTACTCCAGTCTCCAATTGCATAGCGAGAGTTTGAGGAGCCTCAATTGGAGACACTCGCAAACTCATTTGGAGACACTCGCATATTTACAAATATGCCA